CAGATGGTCGTCTCCATAGAGATCAATGACGGTGAAGGTGGATGGCCACATGCGCAGGCCGTGGATGCGTGCTGACTCCTCGTCGCGGTACAGGCCAACGGGCGGGTGTGGTTGGCTGGTGAGGTCCAGACGATGCCCGCAGGCGTAAAGGGCCCATCGGTATTCGGTGAGATCGGGCGACATCAACATCAGATCTGTCATCAGAAACGATCCTTGTTGGCGTAGCGGCGAGACAGCGGGGTTACCTTCTCGGGTTGCGCCTTGGGCGGCGGCACCCACCCTGCCGCCAGGTTTTCAAAGCGGTTGTACTGCCCCAGGAACGCGGTGCGCACGGTACCGGTCTCCACGTCACGACCCTTGCCGATGATGATCTCGGCAATACCCTTGGCTTCGGTGTTTTCGTGGTAGACCTCGTCGCGGTACACGAAGAGGATCACGTCCGCGTCTTGCTCGATGGCGCCAGACTCGCGCAAATCGGACGGCACCGGACGCTTGTTGGGGCGCTCTTCGCACTTGCGCGAGAGCTGACTGAGCAGCACCACCGGGATTCCGAGCTCCTTGGCCAGCAGTTTGCAGCCGCGGCTGATGCTGCTGACTTCCTCGGTGCGGTTGCCGCCGTCACCTTCGATGAGCTGCAAGTAGTCGATCATCAGCAGGTCCAGGCCGTAACGCATCTTGTGCCGGCGGGCCATGGAACGAATGCGGCCAATCGACGAGCCGGCCTTGTCGGCGATGTACAGCGGTGCGAACCGGATGGCGCCCGCAGCGGCAGAAAGTTCGGTACCGTGGTCTTGGCAGGCGGTTCCGTTTTTGACCAAGTTCAGCGGGATACGCCCTTCGGAAGCGACCAAGCGATCAATGAGCTGACCCTTGTTCATCTCCAGGCTGATAACCAGCGATGACTTCTTCTGCCGGATCGAGGCCTCGCCGACGAACCCCATGGCTAAGGTTGTCTTGCCCATGGCGGGACGCCCAGCAACCACATACAGGTTATCGGGCTGCAGGCCGCCCAGCTTGTCGTCCAGGTCCTTCAAGCCGGTGGAAATACCAATGAGGGTTTCGCCGCGTGCGTGTCGGTCGTGTCTCTCCTGCCAGACATCAATCTGGTCGGCCATCACATCGCCCGCCTTGACGATGTCGTCATCGCCCGCGCCGCAGTCGATCGACATGGCAGCAGCCTGGACTGCTGCAATCTTGGCCTGGACGTCCTCCGTACCTTGCGCAATTTCTATGGCCTGCTCGCCGAGGCTGTACAGCGCCCGCTCAATCGCCCTTTCCCGGACAAGGCCTGCATAAGTTTTGACGCTGGCCACGCTCGGCGTATTGTTCACAATCTCGGCGCAGTAGCCCAGTGCTCGGTCGCCATTCGGCAGGCTGCCGATATGCTCGCCAACGGTCAGGAAGTCCACAGCCTTCCCCATAGCGCGGATAGCCATGATTCCCCGGAACACTTCGGCGTTTTCGACGAAGTAGAACGACTCTGGCGAAAGATCGTCGCTCAGGGTGTCGATCAGCTCGGGGCGAATCATCATCGCACCCAGAAGACCATGCTCGGCCTCGATGCTGTACGGATCACGCATGGTAATTTCCCTCTACCACCTTGACGAAGTTGGTCGGCGCGACAAGCCAGTCGAAGTTGCAGCGGAATGGCTTGTTGTCTCGGCCCCCTACCCGGCCCATCAGCCAATCGCTGGCCTGGACCATGCCAAAGAAGTCGCGCCAGAAGTCGAGATCCTGGTGAACAGGACTCTCTGCCCATCGGGCCTGAATCTTCGATTTGCGATCCTTGTTGATCAGGACAACACGAGGCAGCTCGGGTAGTAACTCGTTGAACAGGTCGACGATCCGATCAACCGGGACGTGATTCGAGGCATCGCGGGGGCTCGCAGATACTCCTGACGGTTCCTTGATGGTTCCCTTACGGTTCTGGGGGCAGGAGGTGCCGGGGTGTCCGGCATCTGGTGCCGGGGTGGGCGGCATATCCTGCCGGGGTGGGGCAGCATCTAGTTCCGGGGGGCATTTGCTGCCGGGGTCGTAACTGTAGGGGCTCACGGTGTACCAGGTGGAACGCCCTGCCCGCATGTGTGCAGAGAGGATGTTGACTTCTTCAAGCCAGCGCAGTGCATTGCGTACAGCTCGCTCCGAAAGACAGGTACGCTCTGCGATACGTGCTACCGACGGCCAACAGGCGCCATCGTCGTTCGCGTTGTCTGCCAGGGAGATCAACACTGATTTCTGTGCTGGGCTCATGCCCTGGAGCGGCCAGCATGCAGTCATGACAATCGTGCTCACACAGCACCCCGCGACGGCACGACCTGACAAGACAGGTTTGGCGCAACTCCAGGACTTGCCGCGGGAGGATGGGTGTTGCCGGTATCGAATGCGGTGTGCATAATCCACCTCGTTGAGTGTTTTGAAGAAGCCGGTCTAGCCACCGGCTTTTTTGTGCCTGCGATTTGGGTGCTGTACGAATCACCAGCCAAACTGGATGACTACTGGCGCAAGGCCAGGCAGTGAATAATTCGATCCATCGGCCTAGGAAACCTTGTGGTCAACCTGGAACCGCCCCTTGGAGAGGACCTGAATCTGGTACTGACGTGACTCGGGGACGTGATCTCCCCACATGGTTACCGCGCTGGGCTGGATTCCCAGGGCCTCCGCCAGCTTCTTCTTGCTACCGAAAAAATCGGCTACTTCTCGAGTTTTCATTGCGCATCCTCAGTCGTGCGTAAATCAATTTCAGCATGCTTAATTTTTGGCGTCAACGAAACACAACACTGACTGCATACTTAAATTCAGTTAACTTAATATCGGTGCCATGGAAAGACATGAGCGAATAGCCAAAGCCATCACGGTCAGCGGCAAGAAAAAGGGCGAAATTGCGAACGAATGCGGTGTCGCGAATTCAGCTGTCACGCAGTGGATCTCAGGTGAAAGCAAAAGCCTGAGGCCAGAGAATCTTTTCGCCCTGGCGAAAGCTACGGGGTTTCGGGCTGAGTGGCTTGCAATCGGCGAAGGTCCTGAAACCGACAGCACCGAACCGAGCAACGTAGCCCCAGCCATGCAGCCGAAAATGTCCTATCGCTACCCAGTCATTAGCTGGGTTGCTGCTGGATCGTGGGCAGAAGCTGTAGAGCCCTTCCCGCCCGGCTACTCAGATCGTTATGAAATCTCCGACTACAACTCGAAGGGAGCGGCCTTCTGGCTTGAGGTCAAAGGCGATTCGATGACCTCACCAGTAGGCACGAGCATCACTGAGGGAATGATGATCTTGGTCGACACCGAGGCTGAGGCGATCTCAGGCAAGCTCGTAGTCGCAAAGCTCGCAGATAGCAATGAGGCGACCTTCAAGAAGTTGGTAGAGGATGGTGGCCGGCGGTTCCTCAAGCCACTGAACCCTGCTTACCCGGTTGAGATGTGTGCGGAAAATTGTCGTATCGTGGGCGTTGTAGTCCGCGCAATGATGAAGCTCTAAAGCGAAATCAATGCAAAAAAGCCCGGTTATCCGGGTTTTTTTGTGCCCGCGGTTCGGGTGAACTGATCAAAAAATTTACCTGACAAGCAACTTTACACACCACCATCTATTGCAAAGCTCCTTGATTTTAAATAACTGTATGCATATACAGTACAAGGAGTTTTCACACATGCCCCCTCTCGCATTCACACAATCACCTGGCTCTTCATACGAGCGCCTGGGAGAAAGAGTCCAGCGCCTGATCTGCTCGCCCCACGCACAGAAGGTCCAGATGATCGACGTAGTTCCTGAGCCAACGGAAAGCTCAGGTGATTGGAACCGGCTGATTCAAGAGCTTGAAGGTACTCATGGCATTCGAGTCGACCGATTGGATTCGGGCGCGATACGCATTGGATGGCGAGAGTTCTTCGACGTCATCTGAACAACAGCCCGCCACTGAGCGGGCTTTTTATCGTCAGTAAAATTCAGCATTCTGAAATAAACAATTCAGTATGCTTGACTGAATAATTTCAGTTTGCTTAAATTTATCTCAAGCAGCGCTGGCACCCTCAGGCCACGCCGCACCGCTCTTTACAAAACCAGACGTGACCACTGCGACGTACCCAGGCCTTTACCTGGGTCGGGAAAAGCTAAATCGCCGCCCATGCCAGCTCTGGAACTGGCCGTGCTCACCAAAT